ATTACAGTTTATGGTAACGAAACAGGTGGTTCACAAACGATTCCAGTAACCGTAACATACGTTCAATAAGATAGACAATGGCATTAATTAGAGACAATAGAGGAGCACTTTTAGCAAGTAATATATCACAATACTTGGCAGGAGCAGCGAATACCGCAGGAACTCCCGTAGATACTAACGAATTAGTTAGAATCGTAAACCAATTTTTAGGACAAGGGGAACAAATCAGTTCAGATTTAACAACCGTAACTAACGGTGTTTATAAAAAATTCGGAGCAATTGATAAAGTAACTAATAGAACTGAAATTGTAACTTCTGGAATATGGAGTGGAGATACAGGTTCATTAACTGAATTTTATACATCATCTGCACAGGTAAACTCTGTAAGTGGTAAATATTATTTAGATGTTTATAATGTAGCAACATCATCAGATGCAGCAGAGGTTCAATTCTCAATCGCATATGGGGATGTTACTGGTTCAGGCGCACCTACATTAACACAAAACGATGATTCTAATTTACAAACTACTGCGGTTTATAACCAATTTAAGAATGTATTGTTAGATTCTTCCGATTCATATTTTAGTGTTTATACAGGTTCAACTGCGGCAGGACATGATTTAAAATCATTCTATGTAATCAACGTAAATAGAGCAAGATATAAAGAAAAATTAGACCCAGGTAATGTTCAAATTACATTATCAGGTTCAAGAGGAACTATTACTTTAATAGATGATAGTAACGGAACTAATGAAAGTGTAACAACTGCAGGTAGAGTTTATAATATCGTAAGTGGTGCATTAAACATAGGAACATCTTTAACTGCAACAGTTGCACAATATTCAGATACATACACAGGTCAGGGATATGGATTATTCTATCCTGATATGGGAGTTATTTTATTAAACCCAAATGCATTATCTGCATCAGTTGATGGTAAGTTGGCAACCGCAGCAGGTTCTACGATAGCTAAATATCACCAATCGGGTTCAGTATCCGGTTCATTGAAATTATACGATGCATTAAAAGGTGGTGCTGACTTCCAAGCAAGAAGAACAGAGAATGTTTCTACATCTCACTATTTCGTAAGAGCAAACAACAGAGAATTTAATTTCTCAAACAACCCAACATTCGTAAGTGGTTCAACGGGAGCTTTTGCAGAACCATTATTTGAAAGAGACCCGAAAGTTTATATAACGACAGTAGGTTTATACGATGATGCTAACGAATTATTAGCAGTAGCAAAAACTTCTAAACCAATTGAAAAATCATTTGATAAAGAAGTAGCAATAAAAGTAAAGTTAGATTTCTAAAAGAGAATAACTTATAAACTACTGACCCACCTTTTGGTGGGTTTTTAGTTTTGTGATATTTATTAGTGATATGTTAAAAAGAATTCCCAAATCAGACATTAGTATAAGACCTTTTAAGGCATACAAAGAATGGAGTTTTAATCAAGACTCTACTGAAATTGATGTTTTGCAGGCAAATATATCATCTTCCAATATTAATGTATTTAATAATGGGTTTGGTTCTGTATCATATAAATCAGTATATGGACAATTAAAATCACAATTCTACGGTGGTAATGAAAATAACCCATTCACACGAGTTGGAGCAGCTAGTTTATCATACAACAATTCGGATTTAACAAAAGATAGATTTTTAAGTGGAAGTGCAAAAGTAATATCAATTCCACAATCAAAAGTTGGAGAAGGTATTAAAAAAGGAACTGTTAGATTTTCAGATGGAGATAAAACATATGGTGATGATGGGTATGGGAATATAGTATCACTTACAGGAGATGTTCTTTCTGTTGGTTATATGGGTATCCCAACTACAAGTCCAGGACTAGAAGAAGGATATTTATATTTTGTTGATATTGCAAATACAGTATATACCGCATCTATTATAGAATATGATATTCAATCTGGATTAATCGATTTAGAATATGAAGGAACACCTTACAACGATCTTGAAATTTTTACTTTTAATTTAGCAGATGAATTTAATGAAAATAGTAATGGAACAATGGTTGTAAATAATGTTCCATTTTTATCAGAAGCAGGTGGAACTAATAGAATAGGTAATGTCTTTTATAATCAAGGTATTGTTACGATTACACGAGGTTCTCAAAATTATTTAACTGGTAGTTGGGAATTAAATTATAAATCTACTCAAACCATTTATGAAAACGAATATCTTTTAATTGTAAATGAAGATGAGTTTAATGTTTCACAAAACCCATCGGCAATATCAATTGTTAATGAAGAAAAAGAAACATTTGAAACAACCAATAATAAAACATTATCCATTGTATCAAATCCTGGTGTTAAATATATTAAAAAATTAACCACATTAGAAAATGGTAATCAATTAGATTATCGTTATACATCATCTGTAAATTCACAAGTACTTGCAGGATTTGAACATTGGGATTTTAGTGGTTCGGTAGATTCAACTGGTTCGTATCTTGCACCGTTTATAACAACAATTGGTTTGTATGATGACAACTGTGAATTAGTAGCAGTTGCTAAATTACCACAACCTATAAAATCAGACCCGGATATTCCTGTCAATTTTATTATCCGTTTTGACACATAATCTATATTTATATATAAACAATACAAACTATGCCTACAATAGAGGAATTATACAAAGCACAACAATCAGCATTAGGTGTTGATAAAATTGGATTTGCAGCAGGTGAAAATGCTAAAACTCCATACACTACAAACGATTTGAAAAAAGCAGATGAGCAAGTTTTAACTGCTGATAAATTCAAAACCGGAAGAGGTGGTGCAATAAACGAAAAAATGTATTCAGATACATTTAAGTAATAATGGCTAAAAAAGTTACTGCTAAAAAATCCAAGTCTTCTTGGGTTGGTAGAAAGTACGGATTTAAATCTGGTTTAGAAGAATCTGTATCTACTCAAATAGAATCAAAAGGAATCGTAGTGGATTATGAATCTGAAAAGATTCCATACATAGTTCCTGCATCCAACCATACCTACAATCCTGATTTCAAATTACCCAATGGTATCTTTGTAGAAACCAAAGGAAGATTTGTTGCAGCAGATAGAAAGAAACATCTATTAGTGAAGCAACAACATCCGGAATTAGATATAAGGTTTGTATTTACATCATCAAAGAACAAAATAAGCAAAGCATCTAAAACATCATATGGTGATTGGTGTGATAAAAACGGATACAAATACGCAGATAAGTTCATTCCAGACGAATGGTTTAACGAATAGCTTGGAATTCTCAATTTTTATTCGTATATTTACGTTGTGTTGAATAGTACAGATAAAAATAAAGTAACAAATGCGTTATCTACATCGTTAGGTAGTTATTCCGTTCTTCGGGGTAATGAGTTGGCATTCTACTGTCCTTTCTGCAATCACCATAAACAAAAACTTCAAGTCAATTTAGAATCACAAAAATGGCATTGTTGGACGTGTAATAGTGGTGGTAAGAAACTCACATCCTTATTAAAGAAGTTAGATGTTGATAGAAAAACTATTTCTATGGTTAGGGAAATCTACGGAGATTCTAACTACAATCCACAAACGGAGGATGCTGACACAAAGGTATTTATTTCATTACCAAAAGAATTTATTTCATTAGTAGAAGAGCCAAAAGGTTTTAATCCTGAATATAAGAATGCATTGCATTATCTTACAGAAAGGGGAATTACTATGAAACAAATTGTTAAGTATAATATAGGTTACTGCAAAGAAGGTTTATATAGTAGAAGAGTAATTATACCATCTTACAATTGCGATGGACAATTAAATTACTTTGTTTCTCGTTCGTATTATCCAGAAGAGAAAATGAAATATAAAAACCCACCAATCAGTAAGAATGTGATTTGTTTAGAATCACAAATAGATTGGAATGAACCTATTATATTATGTGAAGGTGTGTTTGATGCAATTACAATCAGAAGAAACGCAATTCCACTATTGGGTAAGTTTCCATCAAAGTTATTGATTGAGAAAATCTTTATGAGTGGTGTTAGTGATATTGTTATTTCATTAGATAATGATGCTAAAACAGAAGCATTGAGAGTATCGGAGTATCTTCGTAAGCAAGGTATAAATGTTAGGTTTATGGATTTAAAAGATAAGGATGCGGCAGATATGGGGTATCAAAAGTTTTATGAGGAGTTAAATAATACAAAAGAGTTTGGGGAAGAAGATTTGTTATTAAGCAAGATTAGTAGTTTATGAAATTAAAAAAGATTTACCACATTGCCGATGTGCATATCCGTAATGTGAAAAGACACAATGAGTATCGTCAAGTATTTGAGAAGATGTTTGATGAGATTCGTAAAAGAGGAACGGATGATTCTATTATTTATTTAGCAGGAGATATTGCCCATGCTAAATTAGAAATGTCTCCTGAATTACTAAAAGAAATTAGTTGGTTATTTACAGAGTGTTCTAAACTATGTGATACTATCCTTATTACAGGTAATCACGATTGTAATATGAATAATTTGGATAGATTAGATGTTCTTACTCCAATTGTAGAGGCATTAAACCTACCAAACTTTCATTATTTAAGAGATACACAAGTTTACTCTATTGGTGGAGTAGATTTTGGTGTATTCTCTATATTTGATAATAAAAACAATTGGCCAAAAGCAGATACTTTATTTGGAAACAAAAAGATTGCTTTATTTCACGGACCAGTTGATAATTCCCAAACAGATATTGGGTATGTAGTATCTTCACGTCATTTTACAACTGAAATGTTTGATGGTTATGATTTAGCCTTATTAGGTGATATTCATAAACGACAAGAGATGATTTCTCCCAAAGGGTGTAAGATTGTTTACGCGGGTTCATTGGTTCAACAAAACTTTGGTGAAACATTAGACAAACATGGATTCTTAGTTTGGGATTTGGATACAATGACGTATGAAGGAGTTGATATTCAAAACGATTATGGGTATTATACATTAGATGTTGATAATGGGGTTGTTCCTATTGTTAATAATATGCCAGTAAAACCTCGTTTAAGAGTTCGTTTATCTAATACAGATACTGCGGATACTAAAAAGGTAATAACTGAAATTAAAATGAGATATGGTGTTGATGATTTTACAATTATCAGAACAGACTCACTTGCTAAATCCAAAACAGGAGATAGAGATAATAAATTAGATTTTGAAGATGTTTCGGATGTAAATTATCAGAACTCACTATTGAAAGAATATGTTGAGAGAATGATGCCATTTACAACACCCGAAGATATTGAAGGTTTGTATGAAATAAATCAGGACATAAATAGTAGAATTATTCACGATGATATTCAACGAAATATCAATTGGAAACCTATTAAATTTACATTCTCAAATATGTTCTCCTATGGGGAGAACAATAAAATAGATTTTACCAAAGTAGGTGGGTTAATGGGATTATTTGCACCAAATGCATCTGGTAAATCATCTTTATTTGATGCAGTATCATTCTGTTTATATGATAAGTGTAGTAGGGCATTCAAAGCATCTAATATTCTAAACAATCGTAAACAAGATTTTGATTGTCAATTACATTTCCAAGTTAATGGTATAGATTATCATATTAAAAGAACTGCCAAAACAATTAACAAAGGAAAGAATGTTAAAGTTGATGTGCAGTTTTGGAGAGAGGATGATGGGAGAACTACATTATTAAACGGAACGGAAAGAAGAGATACAAATCAAATCATAGAACAATATGTAGGTAAGTATGAAGATTTTGTTCTAACTGCTCTTTCATTACAAGGTAATAACTCAATCTTTATTGATAAATCACAATCAGAAAGAAAAGATTTATTAGCACAATTTATGGGATTGAATGTATTCGATAAATTGTATGAAACTGCAACTGAAGATATTAAAGAAGTTTCTGTATTGATTAAAAACTTTAAGAAAACCGATTTTACAACAGAACTTGCTGAAAAAGGAATAGAATTAAAAGATAAGAAAAATGAACTTAAAGAATTAGAAAAATCCTTAAAACTTAAATCAGATGATGTAATTGATTTGGGAGAAAGGATTGTTGGATTAAGTGCTCAATTAGTTCCAATGGATGGTAATCTAAATATAGATGAATTAAATATAAATAAATCTAAATTAGAAACTACATTAAATACTTACACATCTTCATTTGAAACAAAAGAAAATACTATTACCGATTATAGTAAATTGGTTGGTGAAGTTTCCCAATCAATGGAAGATACTAAAAAGTTTTTCATTTCGGAAGAAGAATATATTGATGTTGAAGAAGCACACTCTAATTATGTTCAAGCAGAAAAAGATTTTAGTGAAGCAGATACTAAACACCAATTATTAAAACAAAAGATTCAATCTATTAAAGATAAGATTGCTCATTTGGAAAAGCATGAGTATGACCCTAATTGTAAATTCTGTTGTGATAACGTGTTCGTAAAAGATGCATTAAAAGCAAAAGAAGAGTTGGAGGGATTAGAAGATAGTTTGGATTATAGTTTAGATGATGTAAGTGGTTATCTAAATGTAATAAATATGTTTGAAACATCCAAAGAACAATACAAAAATTTACAAACATTAAAATTAAAATATCAAAAAGGATATTCTACAATAGAAACTGAAAAAGCAGAATTAAACGGATTAAAAACTAAAATAGAATTAGCAAAGCATCAATTA